GTTGTTGCCCAGCAGAGGGTACAGGAAAATTTCAGGCGGCGGGGCAGAACCACGGCGGACAGCCTGCAAGGGGGGTTAGACAGTGACACAGTTTGAGAAGATCACGCAAAGCCTGGAAACGCTGGCGGCGTTCCTTGAGGACATGCCCGTAATAGACGGGCCGTGGGACAAGGCATTTCACGAACGGTTTTGCGCCGATTGCCTTTATCTTGGGTGCGACGCTTGCCCGCACGAGAAATTCCGAAATAATCCCCGATGGTGGCTTTCTCTTGGAGCAGGGCAGGAAGAGAAGTCGGGAACAGTGGTGATTGACCTTGACCCGGCGGAAGCTGAAAGAACGCTGACCGCAGAGGAAGAGGCGGAGCTGGAGCGGTTGCAATATATGTTCCGATATACCATTTCCGATTCGGCGGAACTGACAGAAGCGGAGATTTCAGAAATGGAAGCGACAGAAGAAGAAAAGGCCGCTTACAGATTTCTTGCAAAGAATAACCGGGAAAACCGGGTAATCGAAGTTGGAATGTGCGGGAAAACGTCAATCGTGCTTCATGGAGCGGCGGACGTTGAATCCTTTATAACCCTGATTCGAGATCAAAGCCGTACAGCGTTTCACAGCGGGCAGTAATGCCGCGGGGCGGGTGCTTTAACTTGTTTTCGTGCAAGTATTGTAAATATGTCCGGTGCGCTTCATCGGGAGTAACGCGACGATACGCAAGCACGATCTTGGAACGGAAAATTCAAGTCACACAAACACGTCTGATAGAATGGAAGATTCGCTTCAAGGGGAAAATCTATATTTCATTCAGTGGTGGAAAAGATTCAACGGTACTTGCCGATCTTGCGGCCCGGATATATGCGGCAGACCAAAAAGCAAAACGGGAAGAACAAGACCAGCTGACACTTGTTTTTGCGGATACTGGGCTGGAATATCCCGAAATTAGAAGATTTGTAAAAGAGTTTTCGGAATGGCTACAAGGAACGTATGGAATACAGGTAAATCTTGAAATAATACGGCCTAAAATGTCATTTGCGGACGTAATTTCGAGGTATGGTTATCCGGTGATTTCAAAAGAAGTTGCGCGGCGTGTGTATTACGCAAAAAAGGGGTCTACATGGGCGATCAATCAGCTGAACGGCCTTACTTGTGACGGAACCGGAGAGAATACATATTCAATCAGGTTCCGAAAATACAGTCACTTAATTGAAGCACCGTTTCCGATTTCGGCTCAATGCTGTGACATTATGAAAAAGGGACCACTTCACGCATACAACCGAAAATCTGGAAGAAAACCAGTTATTGCGACGATGACAGAAGAATCGAAGTTGCGGCAGACACAGTGGTTAAAGACAGGTTGCAATTCTTTTGATTCAGAAAGTCCTATGAGCAAGCCCATGTCTTTCTGGACCGAACAGGACGTTTTGCAATACCTGAAAATGACCGGGATTCCACTTGCGCCGGTATACGGGAAAATCATATCCGCCGACCCGCAAATGAATATTTTTGACGGGCCGCAAAAGCTGAAAACGACCGGCTGTGATCGGACCGGGTGCATGTACTGTATGTTCGGAATCATGTGGGATAAAGAACCGAACAGGTTCCAGAGAATGAAGGAGACGCACCCGAGGCAGTATGCCTATTGTATCGGTGGCGGACATTACGAAAACGGGTGCTTGAAGCCGGACAAGAACGGGCTGGGTTTGGGGGTCATTCTTGACTATATCGGAAAACCATATTGAGGAGTTTGACGCATGAAAAAGAAAATAACGTTCCCGGACTGGACCAGAATGGTGGGGCAGCTTATCACCCGCAACAGGGAAAACGACCCGCGGCCCGTTTGGAGGGAATACGATCAGGACCCGACGAGCGATTCTCTTTCCCTCCGCGTGACGCTGGAAATCGCCGGGGGTTCGACACTCTTTGAAGATTTCGAGAGTGAGGACGCCCGCGCAGCGGCCTATTTGGAGCGGAGCCGCCGGGTCACGTGGCGGAACGCCATTGCCTTTGCTGAACAGTTGTGGCGGGCCGCGCCATACCGCGAATATGCCGTTCTGTTCAGACCAGAAAACCCGAACGTCGGTCATGAAGCGATCTGCATTTATCAGCGGTTGTCGCCATATCCGGCGACGGGGAAGGTGGTGCAATAGTGGACAAGCCGAACGCACTTTACCTTGTGCGAAATTCGAGCGGGCGAACGCTTCACGTATGGGCCGCGTCCAGCGATCAGGCAAAGCGGATTTTCTGCAAGGAATACAGGATTCGCCCCGGTGACTATTGGTGCGGTGTGTCCACGCTGACCGCACGGAAGTTGAAACCGGAAGAGGTCCGGGAGTGGGAAGCACAGGCGGAAGCGGACCGCGACACGCTGATTTTCATTCGTGGAATGCTGGAGATCGGCGCAAAAGCCTATGTGGAAAGGAACGGGGCCAGATGAATTATCACGTAAAAAGAGCCAGAGAGCAGCCTATGAACTACGACCAGAAGCGGGAGGTAGCGAAAAAGATTGCCGTACTATTAGAAGAGAATACGGCAACAGTAGATGACATGTTTGATGTATTCCAGATGGTACGGGAGTATTTGGTTGTAAGCGTCCATTTCCCAGACACGGGATATTCATTCGGAATGCACATCCCCGATCAAACGCGAGACGATGACGGGATAGGGGGTGAAAAATTTGTATAACAGTTTCAAAGAGAAAGTGGAAAAAATCGCTGAAAACTACGCTGACCTGGTGGATTTGCGCATTCGCAGGGCCAAAGAGAGCGAATTGGTGGATGCGACTGTAATGGCGGAAATCAATGAAGGAATCCGCATGTTGGGCCACATTTCGGCGACGCTGGAAAGGGTTGACCGCATGAATCGCGGCAACGATGCAGGCGGTCAACCATAAATCAGCATTTTTCCCATTCGGAAAGGTCAGTAGGAACAAATTCATTCGCGGAATCATGCAAATCCCACGCAGAACAGCCGGTAACTTTCATATATACATTGTCCGCCTCTGCTTGGGGGCTTTCACAGGCTTCCCACACGATTCCGTTATGAATCATTCCATACAGTCCATTAGGCAATCGCTTGATATAGATATTGCCAACAGAACTTTTATATACCCACACTGAACCACCTCCATTCCAGACCTGATTATATCACGGAGGATGGAGCATGAAAAGGGCGATTGAAGGGAGATTGATAAAATGAGTGTTTGCCGTTGGTGCGGGCAGGAAATCGAGTACATATTTTGTGAATCGGAAAACAAGTACGTGTCCATTGACCCTGAACCCGTTTTCGTGATCGAGGGCAGCGGGAAAGACAGGTTCATTGATGATCTGGGGGACCCGCTGTGCGGACGGGTTGCCCGCCCGGAAGAGGAATCCCGTGATCTTCCGATAGGATTTTTCAGGCATTGGGACACGTGCGGATATCGCCGGAATGACCGGCGGGGCGGGAGGGGGGTGACAACGTGAAGCGTCAATTCTGCTTGCCGTGCTTCTTGGAACTGAAAAAAGCCGGGAAACACAATATTCAGCGTGTCGGCGGCGGGGTGAACATGAAGGTAACGTGCTGGCGGTGCAAGCGTCGCCGGTACGGGGCGGACTATGAAATTTCCAGAAAGGAAGGTGCGGGCCGTGACCGGGGATGAACTGAAAGCGGCGTTGTTCGATGAATGCCCGGTTATTTATAACGGTATCACCTATCAAAAAATAACCGCGCTGATTTATCGGAAGGATGGCAAATGCAGGCGTGTACGTGTTTCGGGTGAGCTGCTTGACCGCAACGGAAACGCCGTCGTGATTGCACCGGCAGGGAAAATAGAAAGAGGGTGTGCGGCGGATGTGCAGCAGCAGAACATCAAATGATTGTATGGAGAATTGCGTCTGCTCAAAATGCAAGAATAACGGGATAGATTGTGTACCGTGTATGAATTGCGGGAGCGGGTTACAAGGTGGATATCTGCAATACTGTTCAGGATTTAAGGAAAAGGAACAACAATATGAACAGCGTAGGAAGGATAGTTGATCTATACCATTTTTCAACATTTAGCGGAATCGGCGGGCTTGATCTTGCGGCGGAGCGGGCGGGATTCCGCACAGTGGGTCAGTGTGAATGGGCGGACTATCAAACGAAAGTTCTTGAAAAGCATTGGCCTACTATTCCGCGCTGGCGGGATATCAGGGACGTTACGAAAGAGAGCTTCTATGAGAGAACAGGATTACGAACAGTCAACGTTATTTCCGGCGGATTCCCCTGCCAGCCGTTCAGTATTGCCGGGAAGCAAAGAGGCACGGCGGATGACCGTTATCTCTGGCCTGAACTGTTTAGAGTTATACAGGAAATCCGGCCCCATTGGTTTGTTGGTGAGAATGTTACTGGAATCATCAACATGGAACTCGACAATGCGCTTTCTGACTTGGAAAGTATCGGCTACACCACACAAGCGTTTATTATTCCGGCTTGTGCCGTCGATGCCCCGCACAGACGGGACCGATGCGCGATTGTGGCCCACGCCTACGGCGACGCTGGCAGATCACGGAGGACCGAACCAGAGGGACAGCAGCGGAAGGCCGGGGTTGCAGATGGCGGCAAAGATGTGGCCCACGCCAATGGCAAGAGACGGGGGTGGAGCTACAGAGCGCAACGGATGGCCGAACCTATCGGCAGCAGTAAAGATGTGGTCCACGCCGACGGCGAACGATGCGAAAAATTCAAGTTTACCGCCGTCACAGGTGAAACGGAAACAATTAGTCGGTCAGATTATGAGAAACATGTATCCGACACCGACGACCGGGGCAGGGCTGTGCGGGGGAACGAGGGATTACCAGAGACTAAAAGAGCTGGAAGAAAGCGGGGAAATTTCGGCGGAAGAACGGCGGAGCATGGCAGCGGGGAACGGTGGCCAGCTGAACCCGGAGTGGGTAGAGTGGCTTATGGGGTTCCCAATAGGGTGGACCGAATTAAATGTTTAGGGAACGCCGTAGTTCCAGCGCAATTTTACCCGATTTTTAAGGCAATTGCAGACATTGAGCGATCAGAAGGGGGGACAAGCAATGCGGACACCTGACACGATCACCCGCAGGACAGGGCGTGTTTGGCGGTTTGTTTACAACTATTTGCTTCGATACATCTTAGCGATTTTTCCACGACTGCAATATTCGGAATACGGAACACCGCAGACGGGGGAAAAGTGGGTTGCTATTTGGTTTTCGTGGATGGGGCATATCTTTTGGGATAAACGCTATTTGTTAGACCCCAAAGACCGTAACTTTTGAAAGTGGCACCCACAGCACGGATTAGGGCAGCAGGGCAAGACCTGACTATCAGAATAAATACGAACAATAGAACCACATTTTATACACAGATAATCACCGGAACCGGGCCGGGAACCTGCTGTGATATAGGCCATAAAAACACCTCCGCAAAAAATTCTATCACGAACGGGGAAAAAGAGCAACCACAGCTTTATATCAAAATTTCAGGAGGAAAGAACATGAAACAGCTTATGAAAATCTATCAGGGCGAACGCTTCCTTTATGGCGGCGTTGAGTGGGTCAAACTGGACCAGATCGGAAACGGTGCGCTTGCCATTGCCGCTGAACAAGTGTTCAAGCGTGTGTTTGATAGCAGAGTAGAAAACGATTGGCGCGTGTCGTCCTTGCGCCGGGAGCTGAACGGCCCGTTCCTGGACGCGCTGATTCAGAAAGGCGCGGACCGGCTGGCATTCCTTGACTGGACAAGCGATCTGACCGCCGATGATGGCATGGACGATTACGGGAGCGCGACAGACAAAATCGCCCTTCTTTCCGACGGCCTTTACCGGTCATGCCGACAGCACATCCCAACGGTAACGCACGGGTTCTCTTATAACCTGACCCCGCTGACATGTCAGTTCATGGAACACTATAGTTGCGTGCGCGGCACAGGCGAGTACGGAACATTAAGCAGTGTTGGCGCATATGCCGTCGCAGGTGTCCGCCCCCTCTGCTTCCTGTTGTCGGAAATTTCCGTCGAGGTCCCGGAGGAGGAAACGGAACCGCAGCAGAAGAGCCGGGAAGATACCATACAGGAAGCCGCAGAGAGCGTCATGGAGACGCTTGGAGAGTATGGAGCGGCATATTGGGTTGAGATCATGACGCGGGTCATGTACGGCGTATTAACGGCCCAAAAGGAAGCGGAGGAAATCGTGCGGGAGCAATCGGCGGCGCGGGTGGAACCGATGGAGCTTGCGCCGGGGTTGACTGCCGATCTGACCGGGAACAGCAGCGCGGCGGCGGAGGGCTGACAGCCCCCGCCCCGCCGCAGAAAACAGCAAAAAGAAAACCGCCCCGCGCTTGCTTTGCAGAGCAGGCCGGGACGGAATCCGCCGGTAAAAAACAGCTTATCAACCTATGAATAAGTATAGCAGAAACCGGCGGAAAAGTCAATGGATTGCGCCGTTTTTATGCGGCGTGGCGGGCTTGTAATGGGTATTATCGTTCCGGCAAAGCCTTGTCACGCTGGCTAAAATTTGGGAGGGAATTTTCCGGGGCTGTCCGGACCCGCCCACGATCAGACAACTGAACATTGCTGGGACGGCTCAACACGCCCGCTTCATCATTTCACGGGAAGAGGGTGGAGCAATCGTGCGGAGCTTTATCAGAGAGAAGAAAATTGACTGCGGAAAGCATTACAGGGAGGTTGATATATTCACCTATACGGACACACAGAAGAGAGCAGCCAGCCGGGGCCGTCGCTCAAAGAAGGTTAAGGAATCGCCGCCGAAACAAAAGAACCTGAACGACAAGAACGCACGTCGGTATTTCGTTCAGCTGAACAACATGAATTTCGGGGATGACCCGGAAGCATTGCACGTGTCATGTACATACAGCGGGAAATATCTTCCTGCAACCGTCAAGGAAGCAGAAAAGGAAGTTTCCAACTATCTCCGACGGGTCCAGTACCAGCGGGCGAAAGAGGGGTTGCCGCCCCTGAAATATATCCTTGTGACGGCCTACACCACGAACAAGAACAGCGGAAAGCCGGTCAGAATTCATCATCATATCATCATGAACGGCGGGCTTGATCGAGACGTTGTAGAGGACTTGTGGCGCAAGAGAAAGCGGAAGGGACAGAAGAAGGGCGACAAGATCGGATACTGCAACGCTGACCGCCTGCAAGCCGATGAAAACGGAATAGCCGCCCTATGCAACTACCTTGTAAAGCAGGCTGGAGGAAAGAAACGGTGGTCATCCTCCAAGAATCTGAAAAGGCCGACAAGCCGCACGAACGACGGAAAGTATAACCGGCGGCAGATTGAGAAATGGGCAAAGGAAAAGCCGGGCCGCGCTTTTTGGGAAAAGAAGTATCCGGGCTGGACCCTGACGGACGATCTTTACGGGGTTGAGTACGAATACAACGAATTGACAGGGTGGTCAATCTATTTGAAATTGAGGAAAAAGGAATAGAAAGGGGGTGATACTGTGCGTGTCGGACTGCATGACGCGGAACGGGAATATTTGAAGCACAAGAAATTTCCGAACTATGCCTTGATGAAGATTTCAGCCTACCACAAGGCCCGCGGCGATTCCGTCGAATGGTGGTCCCCAATGCTTCAATATGACCGGATTTATTCCAGCAAGGTATTTGATTTCACGCCGGAAAACCCATACTTGCCGCCGTCGGCTATCCGCGGCGGGACCGGGTATGCAGATATTCCGATCAATCAGATGTTGCCGCCGGAAATTGACGCGGCATTTCCTGACTACAGCATATACCCGGAATGCGATTACGCTATAGGGTACATAACCCGCGGTTGCCCTAATCATTGTCCGTGGTGCGTAGTCCCGGCGAAAGAGGGCGGTATCAGGCCATACCGGGCATGGGAACAGATTGTGCGACCGGATACAAAAAAGCTGGTCCTGATGGACAACAACATTCTTGCTTCTGAATACGGGATTGCAGAGCTTGAAAGTTTGATCGGGACGGGATACAGGATAGACCTGAATCAAGGCATGGACGCACGGCTGGTTACAGAGCGCATAGCGGGGATTCTTGCCGTGCTGAAATGGATTCGGTTCATTCGCTTTTCATGCGATCAGATACCGCAGATCGAAGCGATAGAGCGGGCCGCAGGACTGCTGGAAGAGCGCGGAAAAAAGCCATATAACCTGTTTGTCTATCTGCTTGTGACAAAGGACCTGGACAATGCCGCCTATCGCGTCGAGCGGTTGAAGAGGTTAAAGGGTATCAGCATTTACGCACAGGCGGAGCGGAATGAGCGGAAAGGAATAATTCCGAACGCGCTTCAAAAGGAATTTGCGCAGCGGTTTGTATATGGACGGTGCTACCTGAACGAAAGCTGGGCGGAATATCTGACCCGGCATAAAGAAGGGAGGTTGCACACATGGGAATGATCGAGCTTCCCGGCGGCGGTTATGCGACAAATGTTGAGGCCGTCACCGCTCTGGAACTGGAAGCGCGTCGGCGGGGGATTTCATACGGCAGGCTGGCGGCGAACACAGACAAATGGGAACAGGAACAAATCATTCGGGTCTATTGCGCGGGAAAGCAAGAGAAACGGGCAATGCGAAAAGAGATAAAGAGAAAAGGAAGGGGAGATAAGTAATGGCAGCATACAGGACAGGAACGGAAGCAGAACGGCGTTATCAGAACGCCGTGAACAACGCGCAGGGGCATTTTTTTGAGGGATTCATAAAGGCCGCTTGCGTGATTTATTCCGTGATGGAGCGGGCGGAGATCACCAAGACCCCGGAACCCTTCCGGGTCATGGAGAAATTCCGGGACGGCATTTTCAAGGGCAGGTTCACGGCCCGCGCACAGCCGGATTTTGAAGGGACGCTTTCGGGCGGGCGGTCCGTCGTGTTTGAAGCAAAGTACACGTCAACGGACAGGATGAAGCGCGACGTGCTGACCGGCAAGCAGATGGAGGCATTAAAAAAGCACAATCAGCGGGGCGCGCTTGCCGCTGTATGTGTCGGAATCAGGGATGATTATTTCTTTGTTCCGTGGCCGGTTTGGGAGGATATGAAAAATCTGTACCAGCGGCAGTATGTAACAGCGGCGGACCTGGAACCGTACCGGGTAAAGTTCAACGGAGCGGTCATGTTCCTTGACTATATACACGAAGTCGGCGGGCGGTGGATTCGCGGTGCTGACTGCGACATGGAGAAATGGAGGTTCAAGAAAAATGCTGAAACAGAAGCAGAAAACACGGAAATTGACGGTCCGCGTCACGCCGCAGACGGCGTATAACCTTGACCGGCTGGCACAGATCAGCGGGCAGAAATCGCCGGGGCGCGTGGTTGATAAGCTGGTTCGGGAAAAAATGCTTGCGCTGCACCCGCAGCGGGAGAAGCGGGGGTCTTGCCCGTGAAGCGGTATAAATCACCGGTGGAGCGAATGGCGGTATCTTTGCGGCGTGAAGAAGCGGAAGCAACCGGGAAACCGTTGTATAAATCATATGCGGACATTCCGCCGCGTCTGTACAGTAAAAGCGTCTGTGCATTTATAAAGCAGCCTGTAACAGAGGATGAAGAACCGGCGGCATATGTGTTAAATCGGAACTGGCTGGGGTATTTACCGCTTTACAGAAGGGATGGAGAATAGCCGTGTTTGACCTGAACCGCATTTACAATCTTGACTGCATGGAAGCTATGAAAGAAATACCGGACAAGTTCTTTCAGCTTGCCATTGTAGACCCGCCCTATGGCATAGGACACGACGGACAGCGGAAGCGGGTACATAATAACCAGAAACACAACCGGAAATTTCATGCCCAGAAGGGATGGGACAAAGAGCAGCCCCCGCCGGAATACTTCCGGGAGCTGGAACGTGTGTCAGAAAATCAAATCATTTTCGGCGGAAATTATTTCGTTCCTATGCTGAACCGCGGGACAAAAGGCTGGGTGGTTTGGGATAAAGGACAGCACGGACTATCACAGTCAGACTGTGAACTTGCCTATTCTTCTTTCGATTGCGCGACGCGGGTTGTCGTCATCAACAGGAACGCACTACAGCAGGACGGCGGAACAATACACCCGACGCAAAAGCCGGTACGCCTGTACAAATGGATTTTACAGAATTACGCCCGGCCCGGTGATCGGATTCTTGACACACATGCCGGGAGTGGGGCAAGCTGTATCGCTTGTCACGAAATGGGGTTTGATTTCTTGGCATTTGAGATCGACCAGGACTATTGCCGGGCGGCAATGGAGCGGCTGGAGAGCGTGCGGGCGCAAATTCGTATTTTCGACTTGCCGGACGTTACGGAAGATCAGGTAACAGTTTTTTGAAAGGAGATTGAGAAGTGAAAGCATTTACGGTTTATCAGCCGTACGCCTATGCAATCGTAGCAGGGCTGAAACAGTATGAAACCCGCCCGCAGCGGACGAACATTCGGGGCCGCGTCGCAGTCCACGCGGCAAAAGGAAAGCCGCGTTTTGTCACGCTGGCGGTGGATATGGCGTTACCAGAAACTATGAAGCTGCATTTCGGCGCGGTGATCGGGGCCGTGGAAATCGTCGATTGTGTCCCCGTGGAAGAGATTATTCCAACACTGACAGAGCGGGAGCGGGTGCTGGGAGACTATTCGCCGGGCCGGTTCGCGTGGGTCCTCCGAAACCCGATCATGTTTGAAAAGCCGATTCCGGCCCGCGGTCAACAGGGCTGGTGGGAATGGCCTTTTATGGTTCTGAAATCACCGGCACCGGGCGGAATGACTTCAAATCCAAACTATGAAATTATTTGCGGAATGGAGGGCGGCGCGGAATGAAGCTGAAAAAGGTTGTTTCCATCTGCAACAAAAGCAAGGTTTTTCGGCTGTTTGACAAGGTGGGCGAAAGCGGAGAAATTGAGCAATGGCTGGGGGATGGTTCGGCGATCTACAGACTGAACGGGCTTCCGATTCTTGATGAAGATAGCCTTTGCGCCGTGTTCGACATTTCGGAAAAACAGTTAAAGACAACATCGGTTTGGCAGTCGGCAATGCCGGGCGAAATAAACGCCGGGGACACTGACCCAGCTGAGCGGCAAATAAAGGACGACGATTTTTTCATCATTTACGGCGGAACGGAGATGCAGCCGCTAAAGACGCGGAACGGAATCATATTCATTCAGAGAAAATACCTGTCACCGTTGGAGGACGTGGCGGAAATGGTTCGGCTTTACGAGCGGTCAACGTCGGAAGGTCAAACATATATCGTGGCAAAGGTTGGACTGTTGATAGCCGCACTGATATTTCCGTACAATGCGGTGAAAGCAAAGTTTGTGAATCTGCTTGAGGAAATAACGCGGGAATGACGCAGGACGTTGAATGCACCGAAGGTCTACCGGATAGAGTGCGGAGACGATCAGGGGGAAGTATCAAAGGAATGAGGAGGGACAGAGAATGAATAAACCGATCTACGAACCCCGCGGGCGTGCCCGTGAATATGGGGAACTTGCCGTGAATGTCTATACCGGGTGCAATCACGGTTGTTTCTACTGCTACGCCCCGGCGGTCCTGCATAGGAACCGGGAGAATTTCGCGGAGGTACAGCCCCGGCCCGGTATCGTCGAAGCCGTCCGGCGGCAGTTGGAGCGGGAGAAGATCAACGGGAAAATGATCTTCCTTTGCTTCACGTGCGACCCCTACCCCGCCGAAATCGACACCACGCCGACGCGGGCGGTCATTCAGGCGATCAAGGAAAGCGGGAATCACGTTCGCATTTTGACAAAGGCGACAAGACGGGCGCGGCGGGATTGGGACATTCTGGACAGCGACGACGAATTCGGCGTAACTGTAACCGGGCCGACGGGGTGGAGCATGGAAAATGAGCTGAAAGCGGATACGACGGAACGACGCTTGCTGGACTTGGAGGAAGCGCACGCACGCGGCCTGAAAACGTGGGTTTCACTTGAACCCGTATTCTTTCCGGGGCTTGTCTATAAAACAATCAGGGAATGTGATTTTATTGACATGTTCAAGATTGGCAAGCTGAACCATGCCGCGCCCCCGCCGGAAATCATCAAGGCAGGCGGCTGGGCGGAGTTTGGGAAGGAAGCCGAACGCCTTTGCCGGGAGTATGGGCGCGCCTATTACATCAAAGAGGACTTGCGGGCGGAAATGAAGAAGGGGAACAGATCATGCACGATGAAATCATAAAGGCGGTCATTGACGACGGGGTACAGATTTCTCTTTCATCGGACCGCTGGCCATTGCCGGGAAGGGCGGGCAAAATCAGAATCAGCATGACAAAACAGACCTGGAACGGTATTCGCACGATGAACCGGACGATCACACGGGAGGAAATCGCCGCAGCGGAAAAGCCGGAAGAGATGTTGAACCAGAAAGTCCGCAAAATGGCGGAAATCATAGATTCAACACAGTTTTACGATTAGGAGAAATAGCCGCATTGAGCGAAAAAATAAGAAAACAGGAGGTTTATACAGTGAAAACGGTTTCGATTATCAATTTGAAGGGCGGAGTTGCAAAGACCCTGACTGCCGGGAGCATGGCGCACATTCTGGCGACATACCACGACAAGCGGGTTCTCTTGATCGACAACGACAAGCAGGGCAATACGTCTAAAATGTTCGAGGTTCATTCCTACGAAGAAAAGAGCATTTCCGACGTTCTGACGCGGCGGATTAACGTCAATAGCGTTATCCAAGGAACACGCTTTGACGGAATCGACGTTATGCCAGCAAACATGAACCTGATTCGGGCAAATCTTGAAATCCTGATGGACAGCACGCGCCCGCAGCAGACGCGCCTACGGGACGCGCTGGAACCTGTAACGGGCAAATATGATTATTGCATTATCGACAACGCCCCGGACATAAACATTTCGACAATCAACGCTCTTGTTGCTTCTGACGAAGTAATTATTCCGATCAAAATTGATGAATACGCTTTTGACGGACTGGAAGAGCTGAAAGAGCAGATCGAGGACACGCGGGACGGACTGAACCCGCGCTTGCATCTGGCGGGATGCCTGATTACCTGTTTTCAGCGGACGGATGCGGACCGGCAGGGGGAAGAGTGGTTGCGGAAGAACCCGGAATATACGGTTTTCAACACACACATTCGGTATTCGGAGAAAGTCACCGAAAGCACCTTTGCAAAATCCCCTATTGCGGAATACAGCCGTCGGAGTGCCGCCGCGGTGGATTATATGGCGTTCGTGCGGGAGTATTTGGACAGAGAGAAAAACTGACTTGTCCGATTCGGACAGAAAGGGGCGTACATCATGGGAAAGTTTAACTTGAATCAGATTTTGAACGACGCTTCAAAGCGGGCCGCGACCGGCGGCGGAGGGCAGACAGTCACCGCCAGCCGCACGGCGGCGATTGAGCGGTTGAGCGTCTTTGACCTTGTGCCGTCGGAAGATAATTTTTATTCGATGAACGACATTGAAGAACTGAAAAGCAAGATTGAACTTGCCGGGAAAGTCTTACAAAACTTCATCGTTGTTCCGCTGGGGGCCGGGAAATACAAGATCATTTCAGGACATCGGCGGCAGGCCGCCTGTATCGCTCTTGTGGAAGAGGGAAAGCAGGAATATGAGCTTGTGCCGTGTACCATAGAAGCAAACGAAGAGGACGCAGAGGTTCAGGC